ATTGCTTTGAGAGTATTTATCCCTTTTCCGGATATTATCTTGATATGGAGAATACCAACAGCTGGGCGTTGGCCGGAGCGTTCCTTCCTGCGACGATGCACTTGCATTGCAATAACGTCAATCCGGCGTATTACGGATTTTCCTCCATGGAGAGCAATATCATTGTCTCCGAGGCGGTGGAGGATTTTGTTGACCCGGAAGCCGAAACGACTACCGAAGATTGAGTATGAATAATTCCGAGATACAAATACAGTTCCCGCAGCCTGGTCAATGGGATGAATTCATTTTGACGCCCATTTATCAGGATTCGGGAGGTTATAGACCTCCGGCCCGCTATACGCAGGACGAGATTCCGGCGGAGCAGGCTCCGGCCATGCAGGCCGTAGTTGCCGCTCTGGTGGGACTGGGAGAGGATTGGCAGGCCGTAAAGGTGTGGGCGCGGCTGAAAGAGTTTTTCGTAGCGGATAACCCTATGCGGACTTTGGAAACCGTGGAACTGACCGTCGAGGCCGTCCATGCAGAGACCAAAGGCCGCCGGATGTTCACAGCCCGTGACTACCCCGAATTTACGGTTGCTTCCCCCGCCGCCATGGATTTTTTCAAATACTTCACCAAACATAAATAACATGAATATCAATAAACAAGACATAGAAAAGGCCCTACAGGCGGCATCCGCCCGTTGGGGGAATTGGGTTAAGTACGTGATTGCCGCCATTATCGGCGCGGCGGCCGCAGCCGGTTGCATCACCGTCACCGGATGCGGGCATTCCGTGAACGTCACCCCGAACCGTACGGAGGTATGCAGGGACGGCTCTTGCCTGGTGCTGGAACCGGGGCATATCTCCTATAGTCAAGCACAGCCGGAAACGGACGTTCCGCCCGTTGTTCAGATCGTACCTTCCAAGAAATAAGGCCATGTGCAAACCTCTCAAGGAATATCTGGGAGTGATCCGCGATTATACGCGTGAGATCGTCACTTTCGGCGGTTTTGTGATAGCCGTGTTCATCTACCTGGATTTCCGCGAGGTGGTGAAGGAGCAGGCTACCAACGCGGCCCATACGGCGGAGATCCTGCGGACGATGGATACCCGTCTCCAGCATTTGGAGAATTACCACCAGCAACAGCTTAAACAGCGAGATTAACTCCAACTGTAAAGTTTTTCTTACCAGTTCCAACCATTTAACAATTAAATAATTATATGATTATCAAAGAATATCATGAATTCAAACCCATACAGCGGGCCCTGGGGCTGAAGGCGGATGGGGTGCCGGGGCCTAAAACGCTTGCCGCCGTGGCATTACGCCTGCGCTGTCATGAAATTTGGTCCGCGGTCCAGGCCGCCGTGAATGTGACGCCTGACGGTATCCCTGGCCCTGCCACGGCCCGCGGCATTGCCGCCGCCCTGAACATTGCCTGCCCCCGGTCCTGGCCTTCCCAGGCAACCGTCCGGGCCGGCCTTTCCATTTTTGGCCGGAGCGGGGATGAAAGCAACCTTGTTTCTATTGTCCCCCCTTATCCTTTATATTATGAGGGGCGGCCCGTGAAAACGATCCGCGTGCATCAGGCGATTGCCCAGGACGTTCAGGCGGCCCTGGCGGAAGTCCTGGCCGCATATGGCCTGGACCGGATCCGCGCGCTTCACCTGGACCAGTATGGCGGATCCTACAATGACCGCAGCACGGCCACCGGCAAAAGCAAGAGCATGCACGCCTGGGGAATTGCCCTGGACTTTGACCCGGAACGGAACAGTTATTCCTGCAAGGCCCCCCATGCCGGGCTTTCCCGTCCGGAATGTGAAGAGTGGTGGCAGATTTGGGAAGCCCATGGAGCCGTTTCCCTGGGCCGCGAACGGGATTATGACTGGATGCACCTTCAGTTTGCCCGGCTGTGAAACAATAATCTTTTGAGCGTCAAAAAATTACAGATAAAAATATCTTGCGGAAAATTCCGTTTTTCTGTATATTGGCCTCGCCGGGTTGGTCCCGGAACTAAGAAAGGAGGTGTAATATGTGATAATAGACTGGCATTCAATACAACGGCTGATTGAACTTTTGATAGTTCTGTTCAGTTGACAAAAAGGCCCCGGCTGCTGGAACAGCCGGGGCCGATTGTTTAGAAGGTGAACATGTGATGTTCGGCAATCAATACGAACTTACTATGCTCTTTTTACCGGATTTGTCAAGCCGGCGTTTGTCATGCGTGACGGCCTGGGGTGCGGCTAATAAGGCCGCTTTTTTATCCTCAGGATATTTGGAACGTATATTTCTTGCTGCGCTTCTTCCCGCGGGAATCCCATTTGACGGTACGGCCGTCATTTAGCTTGAATGTCTTCCCTCCGTAGGTTGAATTAAGGAGAAAGGAAAAGCGTTTGTTGGATGCCTGGGTGAGTTTATAACGGGGTATTTTGCTTTCATGCCCGTTTTCGTCCGTTTCCGTCACGTATTCCGTGCGGGCGTCAATAAGAGATTCAAATGAGTTGCGTTCAATGCAGATTTCTATGATTTCGTCCCATTTGATTTCTCCGTATGTTTCGCCGGGCTTCAGGCGTGCCGCCGCCGTTTGCACCAAGTCGCGCATATCCTGAAGGTTTTGGTCGCCGCCGCCGTATATTTCATCAGGACGTTCCCCGAACGGATCGCCAATGCCAAGCAGGGAGACAATGCCCGCAATAATGGATGATGTACGTTGAAAACCTGCTCTTGTTTTGTCCGGCATGGGCCGTTTTTGCTCTATCCAGTTGCGAACAAACGCATGCAGGCAGGCCAGCAGTTCCGCCCGGTTGCCGGAGTCCTGGATGGTTTCAAGGTCAATGACGCGCTGAACCGTCCGATCCTGGGGATTGGATTCTGTCAAATTCAAGTCGCATATCAGCAGCCGGGAAGCAAGGTCGGTGTTCCACTCCAGGGAGTTTCCGGTGATGAAGACGGTGGCGCAGTTTTGTTTGGTAACAAGAGATTGCGTATGAAATGGGCGTATGTCTTGGGAGACGGAGGAAATGAAGGATTCTAAGCAGGTGGATTGAAGCTTTCCGCGCAGGTTGTCAAAATAGACGTAGGGCGCGCGGGTGTTAAGGATGGTGTTCAAGACGCCCTGAAGCTTTTCGTCGTCATAATACCATGGATGTTTTGCGTTATTGTTGTACGTGATGCCGGTGGCAAGGTCTGCCAATAGTGATTTGCCGGATCTTTGAGAATTGGAGGTATAGACATAACCAAGTCGAGGTGAGGACAAGGGGAGCATGGCGGATGCGTACAGGGCGACGCAGGCGCAGGTATGGACCGCAAATGAGCGGGATGTGGCGGAAGTGGCCCGTTCTTGAAGATCGGAGGAAGACCAGTCCAGAAAGGGGAATTCCTTATGCCAGTTGCGCCAGATAAGCAAGGCTTGCTCCAGCGGCATTTCCGTATCGTAGTCCACGGCGGTTTTCAGGGTGTAAATCTTACTTTCCGGATCATAGCCGCGCTGGTTAAGGTGGTAGGTGCCATTAGGGAGCATGGCCGGAGTGATTTGGTCGTGGATTTTGATCAATTCCGGGATGGCCGTGAGGAATTCCATGGATGAAAGGGTTAATTTTGCCAGCGGTTCTTTCATGGGCTGGTAAACAAGTGTGGAGTCGTCTTTGGAGCGAAAAGCGCACGGGCAGATATACTTTTCCGCGGCAGAAATGAAATTGTTGGGGTTAAGGTACACGGTTTTCCCGTCGTCTGTGATATACACAGGAGAGCCGGCCAGATTATAAATAGGGGCATTGGCGCGTTGGAGGGCTATGGCGACGCGTTCGCACCATTGGGGGGTTGTCGTGCCATTTTTGGAGGGCATGGCAACTTTGATTCTTCCGTCCGGCGTAAGATCGTCTCCGGCAGGGGCGGGGCCTGGTTGCTCCAGCCCGGCCAAAAATTGCTGAAGATCCGCGCCGGAGGCGTTGGTTAGCAAATTTTGTAATTTGAGAATAAGTTCTTGGGGGGAGGTCATTTTTTTGGAGGGAGTAAGGGAGTGAGAGATTGGAGGGCAGCATTGAGGCCGTAGGTGGTGCAGGCTGCGGCGGCTTGCTGGATCAAGGGCAACGGCCATTCATCCGGGCGGGCGACGATTTCCGCGGCGCGGGTTGTCCAGTCCTGTTCTACGTTGCGGAGCGGAGTGGCGTAGAGTAAGGGGCGCAGGGTAGGGCGCGGGTTGAAATACAAAAGTTCCTGAAGTTTTTCCTGGCCGTTTACGGTGCGATAGCAGCCGGGCAGCCGCGGCATGACAAGATGGTTTGTGAGGGCCTGGATGTCCGCGCCAATGAGGGCTAAGGCGGGCTTTATCTGGTCCACATACCCGCGCCATTCTTCGTGTGTGGCCGCTTCCAGGCGGAAGAGTACATGCAGAGATCGGGACCCGGAGAAGGTGATGGAGACAATGGGGAGAGGAAGAGTAATGAGTGCCTGGAGCCATTGCTTTACGTCGTCCATTTGGTCTGATTCCAGCAAAGCGTGACGCCAGGTGAGGACGCATTCTGAAGAGCGGCGGCTTTTTTTCCCGTCCCTGATACGGTAAAATCCGTCCACGGGCTGCCCCAGGAAGATAATGCCGTCCGGGGCGGCTGTGGGAATGTGTTTGGCCTGGTCTGGCCAGAGGCATTGACCTTGCGTTTTCCGGTCGGCAAAAATGATTGTTTTTTCTCCGCGTGCCGTATCAAACAGGGCGCGTAAATACATATCCGGCGTAACTATAGCCGGATCTGTGGCGGAGATATTGGCGAGGAAATAGCGGGATAATACTGGAGCCCCTTTTTCCGCCAGGGTGGCAATGACAGAGGAATCAAGCTGTGGGACTGGCGGCGGCCCTGTGGGGGCCTTGGGGGGCGGATTGTATTTGGCTTGCCCCTTGGCTATGCGTTTAGATGGAGGCAGGGCGGCCGGTTCCGGTTTTTTGCGTCCCTGGGATTTGTCGGTGCCGTAGTTTCCCTTGGGGCGGCGCGCCGCATCTTCCAACTTGCGCCGGAGTTCTTTTTCATTCCACGGCGGTTCACACCGGGCGTTAAATGTTAGCAGGATAGGCCAGGCTTCATCCAAAGATAGATTATAGTCGTTTACAAGGATGCGGCATGCGCGGAACGTGGCAGCATGCCCGCCGGAGCCGGAAACGGCTGGTTCCAGGGTATCAATATGTTTTTGTGCGCGGGTGATGGCGTCCATGGTCAAAGGTCAAGATTGAGTTCTGGGTGTTTGCGTGTGCGGGGGGAGGGGGAGGCTTGCTTCTTTTTCCTGCGGTGTTTCTTTTGAGCTTTCCGGCTGGTCCAGGAAACTTGTGCGAGCTTGTGCAGGGCACTCTTGCCGTATTTGTCGATAAGAGCTTGCGCCTGGTCGGGGGTTAAGGAGTCCAGGAAAGCGTTACAGGCGTGCGCCCGCATGGATGATGCGCTGATTGTGTCGCTGGTCAGCAAAGCAAGATCGGAATGAGACAAGTTTTTTACTGATTCCGGACAGTATAGTTTGGCAAGTTTGTACACATTCCGGGTAACGCGTTGCGGATGGTAGCCGTTACGGAAGAGAATAGTGAAAATTCCGATAAGGATATGCAGGCGTGCGTCCGCTATTTCTTCTTTTACCACATCAAGCTGATGATGATTCAAGCCGCATTCATAAAGTTGTTTTGAGAGTTCTGGAAAGATGGGAGCGGCATCAAAAGGCGTAAGCCATAGCTCCTGTGTTTCTCCGTAGGCGTGTAGGAGGTGATCAAGCAGATCTCCGTAAACGTGTATAACAGAGGGGCTGGAACTCATAATGCACCCCCCTTCCAAGACAAGAATTGCTCCAAATGTGGAGCTAAAAACAAGATGTTTACTACACTTTTTACTACGCTAAATGCGTAAAATGTTGAAAGTAAACATGGAGGCGGGAGCGGGAATCGAACCCGCGAATAACGATTTTGCAGACCGTCGCCTTACCACTTGGCTACCCCGCCGCTGATGCTGTGCGCGGATACTAGGGAAAAGAACCGCAGGTGTCAATCTCGTTTTTGGAAAAGATGCTTTGTTTTTAAGTGAAGGACTCTCTGAAAACAGCCTTTTTCTTTGGCGGAACGGACAGAGAAGGAGAGAATGCTTGTTTTTTAAGGCATCATGATTGTGCGGCGGAATGCCGCCCGTGCCTGTTGTCAGATCTATATGGAGCAACCTTGTTCCAAAATGGCGTGAATCAGGATATAAAAACGCACCAGGAGTTTTTTTGCAAGTTCACGGCAGCACGTAAAATTAGAGGGGAGGTCGTTCCTCTTCGTTCCGAATGAGGGGGACTACGCGTTAAACGTGTTGATGGGTTCAGGTAATGCCGCAGAAATACCGGAAGGCTGATGGTTCAGTTTTTCCAGAAAGTAGACAGAAAGCAATAGCAATGAATAACTACATACCAATCAACAAGGCAGTTAATCCCGTCTGCATTTATCAAGGGGATGAGCCTCTTATCAGCAAGACGCTCGGAGTTGACGCGATGACGTTCAACTTTGACGGTTCGGCGTGCGAACACGCCACTTGCGCCGGAGCGCCGGAAATGTTCATCAAGGTCGAGGAAGAC